GCAAATCCGGCTGGATTCGGACTGTGAATCATCTGCTGGTAAAGCGTGGGATTCTGTTGAATCGCCTCTTTAAAAGCATCGATCTTTTCCTGTGCATCCGGCTTTGTCTCGAACAGAATCGCCTCTGACATATTGATCATGTCCCGGCGAGCTGCTGCATACGCTTCCATCTGCACCCGTTTCAGAACCTCAGCGGGATTGCTGAAAAGATCATCCTCGGTGGTGTCCTCTTTCGCAGGTTGGGCTTGCGCCTTTAACTGCGCCAGTTCGGCCTCAAGACGTTGACGTTTTTCGCGCTCGTCCAAAAGTGCATTGATCGGGATAAAACGCTCATCTTTTGCAGCGGGTGCTTGTGATTCCGCAGGCGGCGCGGCTTCCTCTTTAACGCCCTCATCCTTTACTTCAGGCTGTTCGGGATTTTCCGTTTCAGGCTTTTCGGCATCAACTTCTGTCCCGGTCAGTGCTTCGTAAAGGTTTTCAAGTCCGTTGCTCATGGTCGTTTATCCTCTATCGCCCGTACTGCGGCGGCCAGATCGCCCGATTACCCGGCGGCGGTAACTCCTTGCGGGAGTGTCTGTTGCGGCATCATCGCTTGCGCCACATCAAGGCGGCTGCCCACTTGGGTCTGGCCTGCCTTGGCAAGGTTAAGCTGTGCCTGTGATTCGTTTTTGATTGTTTCGGATTCCAGTTTGCGGGCTTCCGCTTCCGCCCGTGGATCAGGAGCGCCCTGCCCTTGACGCATCATGTCAAGAAGCTGCTTTTTATTGCGCAGGCTGGACGCCTCAATCAGCACATCCGGCGGGATCGGCACGCCAGCGCCCGCCATCTGTGCCAATTGTTCAAACTGTTCCGATTGCAGGCTGATGATATCCGGCTGTTCTTCGATGTAGATGTCCACATCCAGTTCAGCGACATCGTTTTCCGTCTGCACAACCTCTTGCGCGCGCGGGTCTTGCATTGCCATTTGCAGCTCTTGCGCCCGCGCCTGTTGCTCTTCCGGCGGCAATTGCTGGAATCGCTGTTGCAACATCTCGCCAGCGGTCACAGGACGATTCAGACCCACAAAGCGCAAATTGTTTTCGTCATCGGTAACGCGAACCCAGCGTTCTTCTGTCCAATACTGGCGCACCAACTGCCAGCAACGGCGCAACACGGTCAAATGCCAGTCGCGCAATGCATCCATCAAAGGTTGCAATTCCGTTGCGCCGCCCTGTTGCTGCGCCTGAATGGCCTTGCCGCTCAAACCCAACTGATCCTTACCCATCAAGGCAGCGTTTGCGCCCGACAGATCAATTTCGTTCTTGGCCTCAGCAAGTAATTCAAACTGGCCCTGCGCCATATCGCCAGTGGGCAAAATCTCAAAGCGCAACCCAGGTGCAACCTCAATCACACCATCAGCGCGGCTCAACTGTTTGCGGGCGGCGTTTACATCTCGAACCGCGCCTTCCTCAAGCACCACCTGCCGCATCGTCATCAAATGCAGCGCCTTCGAGCGCCGCTTGTTGATCTCGTCCTGCAACCCGATCAACTCACGCACTTCTCCGTAGCGCATGTTGTCGCGATCCACATAAGCGGATTGCATAATAAGCGGACACCAATTGGCGCCGTCCTCATCCTGATACGGAATCGGCTCAGGGTCTTTCAGAAACCCGCCATCGGTAAAGATTGCGTGCATCCAGCCTTTGCCGGGGTCACGGTAGAAAATCGCAATCACCTTCATCCGGTCGCGGCGTTCCGTCGTCCACCAGCGGCGCGGCTTGTCGTCGTAGGTCTCACCAAGGCTTTTGTTGCTAAGACCAGTGGAATCAATGACGTTCTTCTTGTTCGGGAATTGCGCTTTCAGAAGCGCTTCATCGATCCATGTCACCGTGCCAACATACCGCGCATCACTAAAATCACGCTCCCGGCTGTGCGGATCGTAAAACAGCCGATCCCAATGGACATGTTTGATAATGATGTCGATCCCGTTACGGCCCTGCTTCAGGCTGATCTCGCAACCACCAAACCCTTCAACAACCATGTTGGCAAAGACAGACGATTTCAGGCGGTCGAATCGGTTTGTCTCAACAATGTAACGGAGCGCATCCGTTGCAGCCTTGGCGGCTTCTTCATGCTTGGGCGTGCGCGGCATTGCGCGTGGGTCAGTGCGCAGGCGCTGCTCATAACCCAGCACATAGTTTATTTTCCGGCGAATGCGGTTGACGACGATAGGCGGTTGCCCGCGCTTTGTCATCGTCTCGATTTCGTCATCCGTCCATTGATACCCGTCATAATAATCCCGATCGCGCTCCGAGTTTTCGCGGGCATCCAATGACGCTTCATCGGCATCATCGTACCATTTCAGCAGCTTGTCGAGATCATCTTGCCTCATCAAACGGGCACCTGCACGGCAGGAGCGGCAATCGTGCCTTTAATGGTGCCGCTTGTGTATGTGGTGCAGCGGAGGCGGTGCGCCGTGTGGCCGATAGCCTCATAAAAGTTTTTGGCGGTGTCAGCGGTGAAAGTGTCTGCAATATCCCATTCGTTTTGCGCTACGTCATAACGCTCAAGCACGACAGTGCCGCTGCCGCCTTTAATCTTAACAAAAAAATAACCGCGCGGCACTGGCATTTCGTCGGAAGTCGTTGCGCCAGTAAACGAAACCGTCATCGCCGTGCGCAAATGATTTGCAGTAATGGGCATTTATAGCGTCCTCCAACTGTCTAAATCATCGTCAGGCTCTTTGTCCCAACGCATGACACGGCGCGGTTTTATTTCTTCCGCAGGATAAGGCGCGGCTGGCATACTGTCAAGCGCCAGCGCCATCAAAGAACACACATCCACTGCATCGTCATGTTTACCTGCTGGGAAGCGCAACAATTGATCAAGCAGACGGTCTGCCCATTCTGTACGCGGCAAGTTAACCATCTGCATTGCGGCGCGGGCCTCAAACGACCTAGCCCGTGTGGGCTTGTCACTAATCGACGGAACCCACTCTATTTTGCAATATGTCCGGCGCTCTTGCATCCGTCGCATCAAGAACGGCTCAACAGCGCGGCGGATCACACCAGCCTCAGCCGCCCAGAGCATTGGCCGCCAGCGTGCTATAAGGTCACAGGCGCGGTCTATCCAGATGTCTGGCGTTGTCTGGCCGTGCCACCAATCCACCAGCCACCAGCGGCCTTGCGGATCGAGGCCAAACACGCCGTGCTCTGTATAGTCGCCCGCATCAGGCGTGACGGCAAAGTCAGAGGCCATATAATAGCGTAGCTCTTTCGGCTCATCGCCGAGACGGAATCGGGGGAACCAATCGCCCCGGAACTGAATCCCTTCATCAGGCGCGGGCGTTTGCTGATACAGCGCCGACCAGCGGCGGCGGTCACGTTTGGCCTCACGCACCATCTCTTCCGTGAACCAATCCGCCCAGAGTCGTTCACCCGGCGCACGTCCGAGCAGATCGCCTTGCCCGGCCTCCATAGGTACGCTCACAACGTCCCACTGCTCGCCGCCTGCCTTGGCCTCGTCCAACAGCCACCCGGCCAGATCATCATCCGCCCAGCGCGTCATGATCAGGACGACAGGCGCATTAGGTTTGAGGCGCGTCCAAAAATCCGATTTATACCATTCCCGCAGCTTGTCCTTGATCGTGGCGCTGTCTGCCTCTTCGCGGCCCTTGATCGGATCGTCAATGATAGCAATGTCAGCGCGGTACGACGTGATAGCACCACCAGCACCCACAGCATAATACTCGCCGCCCGTTGTCGTCGCCCAGCGGCCAGCGGCATCGCTGGATCTGCTGATCTCATGGCCGCCAAAGACCCGCTGGTGTTCAGGGGTACGGATCACGCTTTTGACACGGCGGCCCCATTTGTCCGCCACTTCCTGCCCATAGCTGGCTGTTAACAGTTGGCCCCTTGGATTGCGCCCCATCCACCATGCGGCAAACATCACGTTGCCATAATAGCTCTTTGCCGAACCGGGCGGCAGGAACAGCATCAAGCGCTTACACTGCCCATCAGCAACGGCCTGCAGGCGCTCAATCATCAGGCGATGATGTGCAGCAGGTTGGCCCTCAGTCGAGGCAATGCCGAGATAGTCGAGATAGCTACGCCGCGCCCTGCGCCGTGTCAGCAACTCAATCGCGGCCTCTTGGGGTGTCA